CGAGATATTGGTCGTCCCTATTTACTCCCGCTGTTGTTGGCGCGCCTGGTGCCGATGTCCACTGTGAGCCCTCAACACCTTTCTCGCCTTTAGCCCCGTCTTGACCTTTCTGACCCTTATCGCCAACTTCGCCTTTGTCTCCTTTATCTCCAAGTTCACCTTTTTGACCTTTGTCTCCAGTGTCACCCTTAGCGCCAGTATCTCCTTTTAAACCTACCTCACCCTTTTGTCCTTTGTCTCCCTGTGGCCCCTCAATGTTTCCAGTTAACTGCCAAGCAGAACCGTCCCATTCGTATACATCACCATTTGTAGTGTTGAGATATTGGTCATCTACATTTCTACCCGATGTTGTCGGTGCGCCAGCAGCAGACGTCCATTGAGAACCTTCAACACCTTTTTCTCCTTTGACTCCTACTTCTCCCTTGGTTCCTTTATCGCCTTTATCTCCGGTGATTCCTTTTTCCCCTACTTCTCCTTTGGTTCCTTTATCTCCTTTGGCTCCTACTTCACCCTTTATTCCTTTATCGCCTATCTCTCCCTTGGTTCCCTTCTCTCCTTTATCGCCCTTATCACCTGTAATACCTTTAAGGCCTATCTCCCCCTTGGTTCCTTTGTCTCCTGTCTGACCTTTGTCCCCTACTTCACCCTTGGTTCCTTTGTCACCAGTAGTACCTTTAGCCCCCTGTGGCCCTTGTATATTACCAGTGTTATTCCAATTAAGTCCATCCCACTCGTAGACATCACCTGTGTTTGTGTCGAGATATTGGTCGTCCCTATTTACTCCCGCTGTTGTTGGCGCGCCTGGTGCCGATGTCCACTGTGAGCCCTCAACACCTTTCTCGCCTTTAGCCCCGTCTTGACCTTTTTGACCCTTATCGCCAACTTCGCCTTTGTCTCCTTTATCTCCAGTAGAACCTTTTTCACCAACCTCACCTTTCTGACCTTTATCTCCAGTGATGCCCTTATCTCCCGTAGCACCTTTGGTACCATCGATGCCCTTCTCGCCTTTGGTACCATCGATACCCTTCTCACCTTTAGTACCGTCAATCCCTTTCTGACCTTTATCTCCAGTGTTACCCTTATCACCAGTAGCACCTTTTTGTCCTTTGGCTCCCGCTGGCCCTTGGATATTACCAGTAGGAACCCATTGCGCGCCGTCCCATTCATAGACATCACCAGTGCTTGTATCCAAGTATTGGTCATCTCTATTAGTTCCAGGAGTAGAAGGAGGCCCAACAGCGGAAGTCCATTGAGAGCCTTCTACGCCTTTCTGACCTTTATCTCCTGTCTGACCTTTGTCTCCAGTAATACCCTTCTGACCTTTGTCTCCTTTGTCCCCAGTTTCACCTTTCTCTCCTTTGTCCCCGGTGATTCCTTTATCTCCAGTGATACCCTTGTCGCCAGTCTCTCCTTTTTGCCCCTTGTCACCTTTATCTCCTGTGGTTCCTTTGTTACCTACTTCGCCTTTCTGTCCTTTATCTCCAGTAGTTCCTTTGTCACCTATCTCACCTTTTTGTCCCTTCTCACCAGTAGCGCCCTTATCTCCAGTAACACCCTTGTCTCCTTTGTCACCTGTGATACCTTTTTCGCCGACCTCACCTTTTTGTCCCTTATCTCCTTTGTCTCCTGTGATACCTTTTTCACCGACCTCACCTTTATCGCCAGTAGTTCCTTTGTCGCCTACTTCACCTTTTTGACCTTTCTCACCCTGATCCCCTTTAACGCCTATCTCACCTTTCTGTCCTTTGTCTCCTGTGATTCCTTTGTCACCAGTAATACCTTTGTCTCCGGTGGTTCCCTTTTCTCCCTGATCACCCTTGACGCCTATCTCACCTTTCTGTCCTTTATCGCCCTCTTCTCCCTTGACACCTTTATCACCAGTAATACCTTTATCTCCGGTGGTTCCCTTTTCTCCCTGATCACCCTTGACACCTATCTCACCTTTAGCACCAACCTCGCCTTTGATACCTTTATCTCCAGTTTCACCTTTAGCGCCAGTATCTCCTTTAGTTCCTTTATCTCCAGTGTCACCCTTAGAACCTGTGGTTCCCTTTTCTCCTTGCTGACCCTTTAGACCTTTAAGACCTATTTCTCCTTTTTGACCTTTGTTTCCTTTATCTCCCTTTGCTCCAGGAAGTTGTGTAACACTGCCCGTGGTAAGTATTACTGTATTAACAGGTGGTAATGTAACGTCGAAAACCAGACCACTTTCTACGGTAATTTGTACCGTAGTGTCGCCTGGCTTTAATACTACTATGTCGATGCCTTTGTCAGCCATTGATATGTTTATGAATGGTTTATGTTACAATATCCTGTACTACCTCAAAGGTTCCGTAGAACCAAGTTTCAACAGTACTATCGGATATCAGTGTAGACTGAAGCCCATATACATATGTGCCTGCATCTACATTCATGTTGGCCGCTGTGATTGTTACAGTGAGTTCTCCATTTATATTTCCTGTAATTGTAATATTTGAATCAGCAATAACAAGCGGGCCGTTATCGTATTCCCTAACCTCCATTTTGTATGTATAAAGGGTAAGGTCTAATTTTGTTCCGCTCGTGTCTTTTACTACAGCGTTCAATACAAACGTGTCACCACGACGTGTACAAATGTTTATCTGAGCAGCGTTGTTCAAATTTACATTTGTAGGGTTGCTACATGAGCACGGACTATTTGAGCAGGAGCAGGACATCTTATGATATTGTTAGGTTGGTTACTATATCCTCACTAAGAGGTGGACGTTCGCCTTGACGTTGTGCAATTAATTTGCTTTGGGCCAACGCTTGTTTATCTATTCTTTGGTCTTTACGATTCTCTGCCTCAGCATCTGCTTGCATACGAACTCCGCTTTCCACTTGTTGCTCAATCACACCATACTCTCCTTTGAGTTGTTCTATTTGAATCTTGAACTGATACTCTAGTTGTATGAGTTGCGCTTTCGCTTCTGTCTCTAATTGAATCCGCTGTGCTCCTATCTGGGCTTCGAGTTGCTTTTTTTGCATCTCCATTTGAGCGGCCACTTGTGATGCTTGTTGATTTGATTGAGATTGTATCTGCGCTTGCTGGGCCATCATCTCTTGTTGTTGCTTGATTCTTTTCTTTCTGCGAACCACCAAGAGTCTCTCTGCTTGTTCCACGTCTTTAATCTGGCGAATGGCAATCGCATCTTCAAGGTCAATTTCTTTTTGTCCAAGAGCAATCTGTATGTTTTGTTCTAGGTATTGCTTGTCCATTTCGTTCATCTCAGTAACAACCACTACGCCGAAGTTGTACATAGATAAGTTATCGAAAGAACTAAGCACGGCCATGTTGGTTTCTCCAACGGCATTTGTGTATACTTTATATAGTATACTATCTGGTGGTATCACCTGTAGACAGCGAACAATATCATCACACACCTTTTGATAAAGAACCATCGCGGCATTAGTGATGTCGTATATAGCGTTGTTTCCAGCCTGTACTGCCATTTGATTTACACCCACTAAGGCTTCTCCTTTTGGAGTGGTTCCATCCATAACCTCATTGATACCGGTGGCATCTCTAATCATTCTTAGGTAGTGATTGTAAAGAGAAACAAGTTCTTGTATGTTTCTAATATTATTACCTATCTCTCTGACCGGTGGGTTTTGGAAACCCCCCTCTGGATTCTTGCTCCGGTAATAGAACACACCAGTTTGTTCGTAGATGTCTTGAATCTCTAGTGGCTGCAGTTCACCACCGCGCCCTAGTTGTACGTTCTCTAACCCTTCAATATCAATGATGAGTCCATCTGGTTTTGCTTTAGCAATGGATTGTTGTAGTTTCAAGTGCGTGATCTGGAGCATGTCAGCAAACCCTATAACAGAGGATACCATTGACTTAGGTATCATCCCACGGATATTAGTTGCTACAATGCTATATGAAAGACGCGCACGTGAAATATCATGTACGTTCTTAGGTATGTTTTTCTTTGGCCCGTAGTTGTATAACTTCTCTGTACCCACAATGTAAGTACCACCATATACCGTAGCGTTCTTCATGTACACCGCTTCTCTGTTGTATACAGATTGCTGGGGTGCGTTGTATTCGTTTCCTTTAAAATAGAAACCTATGTTCCCGTATGCCGACTCCTTCTTCTCGTATATGATATCATCAATAGACATGAACTCAAAGTCCATCACTTCTATTTTGTACTCATCGTATCCTTGGCGATATCTTGTACCGGGTCTGTCGTAACCAGATCCTGTTGTAGAGAACTGAGTGGGGCTGTTCCCATACTTGTTCATCACAGTCTTAGCAATCTCCTCATACTCTTGCTCTGTAAACTGGTTACCAGCAATGCGCTTTAAGTCCATGATTGTTATGTACTTAAAATGACCAGCATAGGTTAGGTCAGAGAATGTTGGGTCGTCTGTATAGTTGTGTATAAATTTCTTTGGGTCAACATACTCTTCTTTAATTCCGTAGTTGGGGTCGTTGCTTCTTTTAGCGACACCCATACCAAGAGTTGCTAGGTCTTCAACACAGCGACGGTAGATAGATTGATTAAAATCATTCCACTTCAATGTCATCTCAGTAGCAATCTGAGCAGAGATTTCTGCGTCTGTCTTTATGTTTGTGTCTAAGAATATCTCAGTTTCTTCTGGTGTGTCTGGTAGTTGTCCAGGGTCTTGTTTAACACGCAGGCCTAGTGACTTCGCTTCCTCAATCATATCTCGATTCTCGATACGCAAGACGGTAGCGTTTTTCTTCTTATCCTTCTCTGTTCTTGAAAGGGGGTCAATGGCCTCAATCTGAGGGTATGGTTCTTTTGAAAGAATTTTGTTTACAACAATCTTAACAAACTTAGGTACAATAGGAACTGGCGTATAGTCTAGAGTCATCAATGTTCCATCACCATTGTTGTTATCAAGGGAGTTTAATATCTGACGATAGATAGATGTGTCTTGTGTTCCTTGCGCATAATCTCTACAGCGTTCCATTTCGCTGTTGCGTCTTCCATACAATGAGTTTTGATAGTCACTTCCAATCCATTGCGCAAACATAGCCTTCGCATATTGCAGACCATATTGCTTAGACATCTTCTCCTCGACACCAGATAAAGGATCTGGAAATGAGGATTGTCCATTTGTGTATTCGTTGTCCATACTTTAGATTGCTACTGTTGCAAATATACCTCTTATTATTTTCGTATAATTATCTGACCTTTACGGAAGAACTGCTTACTATTGAAATCTGATTTTGGCTTTTCGGGCCTATGACCTTGAGCCGCAAGAAGGGCTAGTCCGCTTGATATAGAAAGGTCATATTTTGTACGATCATCTATCTTAAAGTTCACCCAGTCCTCTAGAGTTCTCTCGAAGTACATCTTTCCGTACTCTAGTGTCTGCTCGTTTAGACCGACGTTCGCGTGTATAAAAGATTCTATAGCCTGTGCGTGCGCTTGTATGACGTCTTGTGAGTTGGATGGTATGCCTTTAGTTTTTGTTTTGCTACCGTAATTCGATGTAAGGTGAGCCGGTCTGTCTAGCAAGAAGTGGTCATAACCTCTTGATTCAAAGTGTCTTGCGATTCCGTATTTGTTATTCTCAATCAAAACAGGGTACCCATAAAACTTGGATGCCATTAATATGTCTTCATAAAAAATCTTTGCTAATGGTGGTCTTGAAGCGTACTCTGCTACAAACATATTCGATGGGTACTCAAGGTTGAATTTGTTAAAGAAATGACAAGCACCTTTAGATCCTCTCCCATCCACTGTTGCATCTATATCATAACTATCGACTCCAGCACATCCTAACCAGGCGTTCTCTGGTTTCTTTTTATTCCTTAACTCTACAGGTGGCATCCATGCTACCCTCCATCTTCCGTTGGGATCAGGACTAAACACTACCTCTGTATCCTTCTGCCCTAGCGACCAAACAAAGTTTCCTACAACTACAGGGTTCGGGAACAAATCCTCGTTGTATTCTACCTGTTCGTATATCTTTTGTACGTTAAACAGAGATGCCTTTGCACTGTCTCTAAACGCTTCGGCTTCCGTAAAAGGGAACTGACGTATAACTTCGTTTAGTTCATAAGAGTCTCCAGACAAACCTTTTCTTTCGTTCTTTAAATAAGTCTTTGCTCCTAAGTTTATGTACTCACCCTCTAAG